TAGTTCTACTGCGTCAGATTTAGTCTTGTCTTCTCTGTTTGCTGCCATGAGTAATCTCTTGTTATTCTTTTTATCGAGATTATGAAATCTTTTCTGATAGGGGTAAGGCTTATAGAAACTTAATTTATTATTATTCTTGTGTTCCTCTAATTGAGTGTGTAGTTCAACTAGCCTTTTCTTTTCTTCTATGGATAGCACTAATATATTCCTGAATATTAAGACCTACTGCTTTTTCCTTTGCTTTATGTTTCTCAAGACTTAATCTTTCTTTTATCCCTACTTCCTTGACTTGTTCTATTATTTGACTCATTTAATTTGTATAGTTACGGAATATGTTTTTGTCAACCTGTCTTTTTAGATTTTATATCCACTACCTTATCATCTGTTACTTTAGTTTTAGCTTTTGCCATTAAAGCATTATATTCAGTTTCTATCTCTGAATTGTTCATATCATTTGTTGTGTAGGTAATATCAGATAACTGAGGCATTAATCTGCCGATCTGGTTTTTTAAAGCATTAACCTGAGTTGGTGTTGCCTCTATTTCGCCCAAAGCAATCTTAGCCTCTCTGTTGAGAAGTTTAGTTAGCCTGGTTGCAACTAAGCCTCTGGCATTATGAATCTGCCGGTTCGTTAGTTTTGGGTCTGCATCCTTTTTAGTAGGCATATATATTCCTTTTGTTTTTACCTTTACGGCTGTATTTAGTTTTATCAGATACTATCCTCTGCCTGAACAAAGGGGTTCTAACTATTTTAAGTAATTTGTTTTTCATTTTTATATGGGGTTACAAACCCTCTCTGATTTGTTCAGTACGACATCGTTTTGGTGTTGTTTTGGAATAATCACGGCTTTTAGGACGTAATTGATACAATGGGCAACCTTTGGAAGTACAACCCTGAATTTGCTCTAAACGAGTACCTTTTGAGTGTTTATCATAAATACACTCAGTACACATTTTATTTATGGCGGAACGTAAGGATGCCATTTTCAACCCTCCGGTGTGGGAATACAACTATATATATATCACTATGAACATTTTTTGGGGGGTGGGGCCTCTAAAATGAATATAAACTATTGATTTTGCAACAATTAGATGATTTATTCATCTATACTATTTAATCAATTCAATTACTTAGCCGGCCCCGGCCCTAGAAACTATAAAATTGTAGAAACTTTTCTGGCTCAGGGTGAGTATAGAAAAGACATCATCTATACAGTATCAACCTACATCCTGAATACATTAGAATTAACCGGGGTTAATACGGTCTAGTCTTCTTATTAGGTTTATTCTTTTTATTCTGTTTTTTATTCATTTAGTTATTTACTTTATAGTGTATTACGTTATTATTGATACTTGATCTATGGAGGATTAACACATGTATAAATTATATAGAAACTTAAACGCGACCGGCTTGGATAGATGGTCTATTCAATTGAATACTCAGCCGGTTGATCATGCTGAATGTATCTATGCTGAAAATGTAACTATCAAGCAGCCTTCCGGTAAAAAGTTTAATCAATGTCTAGCCGGGGGTAATCGCGCTGTATTTGCTTGGTTTAAATCTGATAACGCTATTACTGATAATATTCCTGGTTTACCTGCTAATGCTGTTAGGATTAATTTCAATCCTAAAAACGGCGATCAATGGTTTCATGTTGCCGGGGTTAAGGTAGATTTCATAAAAAAATGCTATCTCTTAAATGATGGTACAGCATGGGGGGTTTTATAATGCAAGATATTACACACTATAGTGATCAAGAATTAAGTCTATTAGTTTTTAATGATCAATATTTTTATATTGAAAGGCATAATAAGCCCTTTTTAATGGCACTAATTCGAGAAGAGTTTAAATATACAGATAAACAGCTCGAAATCTTAATCAATGATCTTGCGGAAGATCTAGAAGAAAATCCCGGGGGTGAGTAATGGACGGTCTTATATTCGGTATTGTAGATAATGGGGTTATGCTAGCCGGTGCATTAACCGGCCTAGAGTTAGATCGCTATCTTAACCGGGGGGGCTGTTACGGTGTCCTTATCGGTGCCGGTCTGGGAAATACCATATCAGATACAGCCGGGGCCATACTTGACCCATCAATGCATGGGGCCATTCTAGGAATTACTCTAGGCTGTTTAATGCCTTTAATATTCATCCCATGGATTGCTAAATATACGAAATAATTACTTCCTCCAACCCCGATCATAACCCCGGTTTCACATTGTGGCCCGGGGTTTAGGGGTTAAGAAGGCCCGTTTTTTTTAATTACTAGATATATCTTTAAGAATAACGGTGCAAATTTTACGGAACCGATCAAAATAGTATTAATATAATGGTGCAATATTTAGGGGGTTGAAAATGCAACAGTACAATAAGAAATTACTTAATATAGATAAAAATGCTAAGACCGTGAAAGGCCAGAAAAAGGGTTTTTTAACAGCGATTTTATATCTGGCCCCGCATAAAGAATCGGGGTTTAATACTTGTCCGATGTCATCGGAAGGCTGTAGAAAATCTTGCATATTTTATGCAGGGAATGCACGGTTTCCTGTTGTTAACCGGGGCCGTATTAATAAGACAAAATACTTTTATAATGACCGGGATCTATTTATGGCCCAGTTAATACAAGAGATAAATAATTTTATTATCAATGCTAAGAAAAGGGATTTAACCCCATGCCTTAGATTAAATGGTACTAGTGACATTAACTGGGAAAATATAAGACATAACAAAAAATCAATTTTTGAAACTTTTCCAGATCTGATCTGTTATGACTATACAAAGATCCCTTTAAGGATGTACAAATTTTTGAACGGTGATAAATGGCCCAGCAATTACAGCCTTACATTTTCTCTAAATGAGATAAACGCCCGGGCCTCTAATAAAGTATTAAAAATGGGGGGCAATGTATCCGCAGTATTTAGAGACACATTGCCGAGCACCTATAAGGGCCATACTGTATTTAATGCTGATGATAATGATCTAAGATTTTTAGACCCTAGCAACACAATTGCAGGGTTAATCTATAAGAAACCATTAGCAAATAGTAAATTAGCTAAAAACGACAATTCCGGCTTTATAATTGATCTCTAGGGGGTAATGATGGATATATATTATATTCTGGGATTATTTGATCATATATCAATAGAATTGAGGCTATGGCTCGGTATATGTGTTTTACCGATATTATGCTTGATATTGGACGATCTAATATACCGGGGTCATACTGGATTAACTAAAAAATAAGCCTCCCCATTTAGGCCCGGGATTTTCCCGGGTTTTTTTTATTCTTTTTTTCTTTATAAATCCACAATTTAAAGGCCCGGGCCTGATTTTCGTATTATCACTAATATAACGATGCAAATAACGATGCAAATTATAAAAGCCGGTTCCCAATAAAAAAATTCATTCTTTACTTGTAATACATTTAAATCTGTAATACATTTCGATATGTAATACACCATAACGGTGCAAATTTAAATATAGGAGATTGCTATGATTTTATATGATCATGTAAATTTAGAAATTACAAACAGATATTCTATCGCATCTGACAAGAAAGGCGGTAAACCTACTAAACATGCACATAAAGTTGGGTCAATTACACTTGATGGTTTAATTGATTCCGAAAAACTAGAAACACTAGTTGAAAATGCACTAGATATTGTTGTGTCTGATGGTGTATCTGTTAATGAAGTAGTACTAACCGCAAAAACAACCGATGAATTTATTTAAGGGAGATTGCTATGTCTTATAAATCCAAATACGTTGGCGGTACTTTGCCATGTTCGATACGGCTACCTGTTCAACTCATTAAAAAATTAAATAACGATGCAAATAAAAAAGGCATTACTTTCACTAAGATTGTCATTCAAATACTCTCAGGGGGTAAGCTATGAAACCTTTAGACAGAGAAAACATTGTGATGAATATCTTTAACAGTAGAAAAACAATGGAATTAATTGGTAAATGTTGTGTTGACTCTGGTCGATTATTAATTACAGATCCATGTTACGCTACTAAATTTATTAATAATGATGCAGAAGACACAAACACTCAGGACTATTCATATTCAGGATGCTGTAACGCAACTTCAAAAAAGTCTGGAGCCGGTCAACTTGTTCGAAAAGCAAACCACGGTGATGAAAAAAACCCTAAAATAATATCCTTTAATGCAGGTGTTGCTACTAGTACAGGCCACGGTGATGGGGAATACCCTGTTTATGCATTATATGAAGGTAACAGGGTTGCAAGTATTATTATCAGGTTCCCTGAACCTATGCTTGATATGGATACCGGGAGAATCGTCTATGGCTTATGATCAAGAAAATTTTATTATCCCAAAAGGTCTTAGTCCACTAGGAAAAATTGGAGCTAAAAAGATCCAAAAGTTTGCAAAAAAGAAAGGACTACATGCCGGTGGCTGTACTACTTTCTATACCCCTAAAGGATGGGAAGAACATTGGCGTAAACCTGTGGGCAAGAATGTAGAGTTAGTTGTTGTCTATGAAGGTTCAGATTTAGGTGAATACTTTTCTTACGATTATGCTCACCCAGATTATTCTACTATAGAAAAAATGGTTAAAAAATTGAAAAAAATTGGCCTCTATTCTGAACAGATTACAAGTTGGTACTCAGTAGTAGTTATCGATAATTAAACTTAGAAACTCTTTCTAATGACCTTAAACCGGGTAACGGTGGCCTTTAATATCTCACTACAGCCTCCTTGCCCGGCATCTGAACTCAAAGTATTAACTAAAAAATATCGTTGCTTATCCTGTCTGACAAGCCATCCGAGACTGCGACATTCAATTGGTGGCTCTAGAAAGTCAGACTCCTCTTGCCAACCCCCTGATCCCGCGTGGTCTAGCCATCTAATTTCGCACAGTTGATATTTTTTATACTTGTAAGGCATTTATAATTCCGTTGACTGCAATTATTGCTAATAAAATTTGTAGTCCTACTAAGTAATATGCATTTTTCCAATATGCCCACACGGCCCATAATAAATCCGCGAAAAATGAAATTATCCAACCCCATAAATAATGCTGTTCCGAAATTAAATACACAGCAACAACAGTTATAACGGTGGCGAATACCTCAAGTTTCAATATCACAATTTAACTTGTGCTTGGTATTCCTTCATAGATTTACTTTCTTGGTGCCACTTATGACAATCGTTGCAACTTTTTCTTCTGTATGCCCTAGTTAAAGTGAACTTAGGCTGTGACCGAAATATAGTGTTCTTAGATCCACAATTAGGACATGAATCTGTTGTGCCTTGCCAGAAGTTCATATTTGGGAATTGTTTCATATAGGGCCTGAGTTTTTCGAAAACCCTCTCAAGGCTCTTGATGTCACCACGACAGTAATGAACCATTTCCTTCAAACTCTTAGTTCTAGTTTTTAAATCACTATGCTTAGAGACAATATCCTTCCACATAGCAAAG